ACTATTAATATCTGCTTCAGTATCTTCGCTCTCGCATTCAATAATCAGCCCCTGCGCCCTATCGCCTAGCCCATCATATTGACGAGTGCCGTGCTTTGCGCCTAGCCAAAAGTTTGTATGATTTTGCGCCTCTGTTACCTTTAACTGCATCTGCGCTGGAACATCACCGGGAACATCGTGAATATCAATATAGTTAATCGTAGCCTGAGAGTCATCGTCATAACGATTGGTTATTGATCGACCACTAGCCCAAGCCGTAGGAACAGCCGATGCCAATACCGCTATCACGTTATCTATGTAGACCACACCAGTAGCGTCGGCTGCAGTAGCTTCCAGACGGAGACGTAAAGTAACCTGCGTGACCGATCCCGGCACTGTATTATTATTCGCCGTCAGCTTCACAAATGAACTAGCGTTTTCTGTAGTCGTGCTAACCTCAACATCTGTGCCAGTGTTGTAATCCAGTTCCATCACCACCTTGCAGTTGGTGAGTTCATCTACCCGAACCCAACACTGGAATGACCAAACCTCTGCAGCATCTACATCTGCCAATACCTGATACCGTTCTACAACCTGACCGCTACCGCCTGAATCGGTCATGGCTAGTTTCAAAGAAGCATCGCCGTCCTTCTTGACTGATGTATCTCTTGCGGTAGTTCCTGTTGCATCGATGCTTTCAGTCCAATCGCTTAGTGCCGTGTTCTTTACTTCAAACCCTGCATTGGAAACATAGTTCTCTATCGTCTCCTCTGCGCCATAGGCAAACGGCTCACAGGTTAGCGACACGACTCCGATTACCGTGTTGTTCACTTGGTGTATTGTTGAAAACTCGTTGCCGATCTGAAGCTGCCCTTGAACAACGTAGAAGTCCAGTTGATTGGTCGCATTATTCCACTTCCTTCGCAACTTCACCTGAGAGCCAGTTCCATTAGCCGAATACTCGACAGATCGTTGCAACAGTCCGTGGATAGCGTTGATGTTACTAATCAGGTTATCTTGAGATGTTCCGTTAATCCTGATCGTAAAAGTAACAGACCGATTCATAAAAACTTGGGCATGAATGTCAGACCCATCTCTAAAGAGGTTTGCCCCTCCAGTAGCAGTCCTCGTTCTGGGAACAGGAGCAGAAAAAGGACTCAATGCCGAATAGTTAGTTCCATCGTTAAGGTCTATCGTTGTTGTGTCGTTAAGTAACTGAAGTGTCCATGCCATAATTTATCTACTCTCCTGCCAATCCAACAGTCCTGTCGTCTTCATCGGCAAGGCTCTTGCTAACCTCATTGCCGTCTATTGCAAATGCTCCTGTGCCAGTTGCCATCTCCTCAAGTTTTTTGAGCGCAGCTAGCCCTCCAGCAAACTCTTCAGCGGTTATCAGCCCTGCCTCAAACAGGGCGTGAAGCCTATGCCCTCCTCCAAGGACAGTCGTGGGATCAAACAAACCACCTGCACCGCCCTGTTTGCTAGCGGTTGCTATTGCTATTGCTTTTTCTTCTTCGCTCATACCTGCTATATCGGGTGCTGCTGTCCCATACACCATCGAGCCGTATTTTTTTTTGCTAGCAGTAATCCAAATCGGTGTCGGAGCAAATGTCGTTCCTTCTAATATCTTTGAACCTGCTTCACCGGGAAGCGTGAAGCCAAGTGCTTTTCTGATTTTTCTCATTATGTCATCAAACGTGTTTCCTACGCCTTCAATCGCCCCTTCTACATCTATCAACTCCAACTTGAGCCGATCAAATTTCACCTCATCCAAAGCCTTAAACTCTAACTTCTCAAAGCCGGGAATGAATTGACCGAAGAAGTTAACAGCGTCCGCAGTCCGTTTCATCCAAGTGTTTAGAAATCCAATGATGCTATTGATGACTTTTTCAGTATGTCCTATCATTTGGTTGCCCCAAATCTCCCACCCTCGCAACAGGGTATTGGCAAACCCTAACACCTCTCTCACAACCTCTTTCCACTTGGCTGATAAAAACAAAAACGCACTAGTTACTAATGCTATAGCCACCCTGATCTTAGTTCCGAAAAGCAACATGAAAGCCATTCTCAATCCCTTCGCTCCACCAACTGCTGTTAACAGAACTCCACCTACAGTTACAAGCCCCCCTGCTATCGCAGCAATCGTTTGTATTAAGGCAGGGTTATTGCGTACAAATGTGTTTAGTTGAACAAGCATGTCTGTTAGAGCGTCAGCAGCCTTTGTCGCTGCTGGAGCAAGAATTGCTCCTATCTCCATACTCAAGCCACCCATTGCCGTCTTGACGTTACCCATCGCATCAGTTAATTCAGCAGCCGAATCAGCAGTCTCCTGATCCCATATCACTCCAAGTTCGTGAGCTTTTTTTGATAACTCTGCGAAACCTTCTGCCCCATCTTCAAGCATAGGAAGAAGCATTGTGCCTTGCCGTCCAAATATCTCTGATGCCTTTGCTGACTTCATAGCGTGGTCTTCCAAGTCTGCCAAAGCAAAAGCGATCTTGTGGAAGGCTTCCTCTGGGTGAAGATTTATTAACTCCGCAGATGTCAGACCTAATGCCCCCAGCGCATCTACGGCAGTCATCATGTCCCTCTCAGCGTCCGATATGGTACGAAACATTCTTCGGGCAGCATTTTCAAAGCCGTCTAATGACGTTCCAGACAACTCCGCTGCGACTCTCAACTCAGAAAGGCTCTCGGTCGAGAAACCTGTCCTTATAGCCATCTTCTGAATCTGATCGCCAGCACCTGCAAAACTCTTTAATGAAGCTGCGCCAATAGCACCAAGGGCTAGCCCAGCACCCATTGCTAGCTTGCCTAGCTTCTGAACAGAATCCCCAAGGTTTTTTAAGCTGCTTTGAGCTTTCGCTGTGTTGGCATTAACTTTTATTACAACTTCGTTAGCCATCAGTAGTCCTCGACATATTAGCCAGTTGTTCCTCTATGGAAGATGATTCCATTTTGGTGTCTTGATCCTGCGACCCCAGACTTAGGATAAGATTCATTCTCATTATCAAATCAACATCTTCATTCATTAGCTGAGATGGCAAGCAACTATATTTCTGACAGAGACCGTCTACCAGTTCTGCTTTCTGTAATTCCCAAGGCTTTGATACTGCGTTGCCCTCAGAATCTATTCCCCCGGGTACTGCTCTCCATAGTTCTAGGCTTCTTCTAAAGGGGCTGGCGGTTGGGTGGCTACCTCCGTCCATTCTGTAAGAATTCTGGTAGCCATCGTGATGTCGATTTCCTTCATGCCAGTGCCTGTTGCTGGGATTGGAGTGCCGTCATCTCTCTCAAGATTCCATTCAACTAGTGCTGCATCTGCAAACACTTCAAAAACCTCAAGGTAGTGTTCCTCTGCGATAAGGTCTTGAATCTTTAGATAATCCCCAATCCTCACGTCCAAACGAACAACGACTTCTGCTCCTTCAAGGTCTCCTTCAAAGACGAGTCTAGCCGTGCGCTTTGGAATTCTGAAGCCCTTCGCTGCTTTCTGCGTGGACAACATAGTTTCCTCCTTATTTAATTATGCCCAAGTTGGTGCTGTACCACTCTGCAACACTGCAGGAACTGTCCAAGTGAGGCTGCCGTCTGATCCTCGACTCATTGCGTAATCGGTTATAAAACATTCAGTAGCAAGAGTCTGACCGCTTGTGACTATCGTGATAGTCCTTGACGCTGTGGCAGATGCAACCGCCTTAAACGTATCATGCGACACGTTACTGGCATCATTAAAGACCCCATTCATCGTCAAGCTAAAATCCGACAATAACAAGAGTCGTTCAATCGCAGCCTTGTCTATTCCTGTAACGTCCTGCACTGCTCTCGGAATAGCCCAATCTACCGATGTTATATCGTTCTCGATTGACCTAGCCGACCCCCCTGAGTCATCTACCGCCACTGTAACCGTTGGTGCTTCTTTCGCCATTTCGATCCTCCTTTATTTGTTTCCTTCTGACGCTATATTAAAATCTTCGATCCATTCGTCAACGTCCATCGCTGCACGTTGTATTTGATAACTATTCCCCCCAGAGAGTCCCTTCGTTAACCACCCACCTCTTTCCAACTTCTTAGTATGCTGAAAAGAACGAAAGCATCGCTGTCCTGCTTCAAAGTGGAACGCTATTAAGCCGTCACCCACTTTTTCTTCCGTATGGTGTCTCTCCCTGTCATTTCTAATAAAAATCGCCTGAGAGCTATCTGAGGGTACTGTAGTGACCCATCCCTTCACATAGTGCGGACAGTCCACTTCTCTACAATTAGCCTTTCGCCAATGTGTGTCCTTTGGATAATGTAACCCGAAGCGTTCATTAATATGATGGATCATCTGTAGATTCCCCCCTTCTATACATCAACACATATTTAGCATTTGAGAATGTCCCTGTTG